GATTGAGTATTTCGACATATTCTTTTGCCTCTTCTAAGGAGAATGATGTGTCTAAGTCCTCATCCTCATACTCATATGTATAACCTTTTTCCTTGATCCACTTCATTACCTGTGGTGCAAGGCCACGATATATCAGACCGGTGGTAGGTGAATAAAGTCTTAAATAACCGTCCCAAAGTTTCTGCTTGTAAGAAGGAACAAACTGAAACCCTGGAGGACGGAAAGAAAAGGCATCACGGAGTTCCCATGCTTTACCTTCATCACAACTAATGTGAAGGTATGCCTCATTCTTATTTTGTAAGATGAAATCAGACATCAGGAGGTCATTTTCTTCCATTCTATAAACGCCCGAAGCGCAAACACTCTGTTATTTAGTTCTTTAATTGCCATGGTACAAAGATCAACAATTTCATCCTGTACCATCTTTTTAACAAGTAGGTTTGTCAAATCTTCATCAGCATCCATGTATAAAGGTAACGAAGGTTTACCTATCTTCCGTTGTTCAGGTTCCCAACCTCTTTCTTTTAATTCTTCATATGAAAGTTCACCAAGATAGTATTCTGTCTTGATCAATTTCATTTTCTCATAGTCTTTTACATATTTCCTTGCCAACATACGGTGATAGGAAAGGATGTTTAGATATTTACCATGTAAAGATGAAATTCGGATTAGTTCCTTGCCTGGTTCGGATTCATCAATGATGCTATCCTTACTATACCATTGTTCACGCAACTCATCCAGTTTTACGGGCGGTTTCATATTTACTCCATTTTTAAATTATCATTATAAATCAAAATGGTTAAGAAGTCAACCTATCAACTTCAAACACATCATAACGGAAGGTAATGTCACAGGTAGGAATAGTTTCTGCATCCAATTTGGTATCAAAATTAATCATACTGATGGAGGTAGGATGACAGTTAAGAAACTTAAAACGAATGTTAGGATTGTTGGCATTGGTATTGATAGTTAGATAACCATCAAAATAAAGAGGTGTTTTATCTTGTTGACTTTTTCTTGGATATTGTTCAAATGATTCCGGTCTGGTTAGAGATGATAACCAGTTATATGTTTCCTGCCACACCCGAAGGTCCTCATCTATCAAAGTGGTGATAGTTAGTGGTTCATAGTTTAATTTCTCACCATGTCTATAGGTGTTGGAGAATGGGGTAGGTATAGTTATTTCGGTTGTTGAAACGGATGGAATACTGACCGATTGACAAAAGTATTTTAAATACGGTTTATCAGGAATAAGAAAGGTGAACTTTGTTGCCTGTAATAGACTGGTATTTTTTGGTATATTAGTGGTAAAACTTTCTATAGCCATAGTATCCTCCGTCCATTATTTAGGTATAAAAAAAGAGGGACCCGAAGGCCCCTCTCTGATCGGTTACCCGATTTCTTATTATTATTAGGTAAGATTTCTTACTCTAAAGATGCGGTAGTAGATGTTAGCCTGATTGGTAACATCACGGGTACCAACAACGCCGTCACCAGCAAGTGTAGCAAATGGGTTTGCAACCATGCCGTAACGTGTTTTGAAGCCAATCTTTGGCTGGAAGGTATCCTGACCGATTGCACGGACCATCTGTAGTGGAACGTATGGGCAGTAGAATAGACCAGCATCGAATGGTGACTGACCACGGTAACCAACGGTTACAAGCTCGTCGCCGTTTGCTGAACCACCGAAGTAAGGGTCAATATAAACCTTAATACGGCCGTGAAGCATACCAACGAATGTGTTGCCTGTATCGTCAACTGTTAGATCAGCAGAAAGTTGTGGTGTATAGGAAAGAACACCAGCCATAGCCATTGCTGAAGCAACGTCTGAAGAGACGATAAGGACGTTGCCCTTGCCTCTACGTGTAGCTTTTGCAATTGCGTTACATTCACGTTCAATGTGGAAAATAAGACCTTTGAACTTCTCAACTGACCAACGGCCGTTTGAGTCGGTGTCAAGATCGAATGTACCAGCAGTTGTAACACCATACTGAGCACCGAGTGTAGCAGAACGATAGATTGTTCTGATAACTTCACGGTTGATTTCAGCAAGAATTTCTGTTGACAAAATGTTTGCCAACTCTGTCTCAGCATCAAGGCCGTGAATGGCTTTAAGATCCTGAGCAAGTTCTGTGGTGTATTCTGCTTTTAGGGCACGTGACTTAGCAGTAACGGTAACTTTGTCAATACTGAAAGCCATTTCGTTGAACATGTTACCAGCAGAATCGCCGAGAGCCTCAGCCTGTGCTGTTGACATGCCTGTACCTGTTGGATATGAATTACCAGCAAGTGTTGAATCAGCAAATGGATTGTTATTGGCATCTGGGTGTGAACCAGTTGTATTGAATCCAAATGCATTATTCTGACCAGAAAATGCTGTGTTTGCTTCGTTGAAGAGTGCTTCGTTTGAACCAGCAACGCCAGCATTTGTACCTGACATTGATTTATAACGTGAACGCATAGCAAAGATAAGGCCTGTAGGACCTGTCATTGGCTGAACGCCGCAAACGTCATAAGCAATAAGGTTTGGAAGGGCACGACGAACGAGTGAAATCAAAATTGGATCGTATGAACCAATGTTTGTGCCAGCACCGAGGCCACCACCAGAGTTGGTAGGAGCGGATTCGTTTAGGATGTTACCTTCTTCAGCCATAGCCTTTTCTTGGTTCTCAAGAATGACTGCGGTAACTGCACGACGGTATGAATCCTTAATTGGGTTTAGGCCTTCGTGGTCAAGAACTGGTGACCACTTCTGCTCTAGATTTTCTGTTAAATACATTTTAGTTTCCTTCTTTCTATGTTTAAGTAGTTAATTTAATTACTTTGGAAGACTTCTGCCAAGTGCTTTGACATAATTAGCCATTGGTCCTTCGAGATTTTCAGCACTTTCACTGATCATCCCTGGTGCCTTAGCATTATCAACACGATCAAGAACATCATTATTGTTCTTGACAACAGTTGGGAAATAGTTCTCCCGTAGTGTAGAAATCTTTACAATGAACTCATCATCTTCGGTATACTCAACGTTCTCAACGAGACCTTTTAGTTTCTCAGCCTGAGTTGTTGTTAGACCTTCACAAACAGCAGCAACAAGTTCAACCTTACGAGACTCATTAAGCATTGATGTAAGGGCAACATTACGCTCAATTTCTTCATTAAGTTTTGCTTCAAGTTGTTCTACTGTTGAAGAGAGTTCTTCTACTACAGGAACACTCTCTTCTGGAATGTCAATGTAGTGTTCTGCGAATAGTGATTTAAGGCCAGAAATAAAGTCTTCTGTTAGTTCTGAACGGAGTGCAGACTCAACAGCAACTTCATTTTCTTCAATCCACTGTTCAACAACGTAGTTTAAATAATTATCAACGTTGGTTGAAAGTTCTTCCATGATTTCGGAAACTCTTTCTTCCAATGTTTCAACATATGCCTGTTCAAGTAGAGCAACCTCTTCTTCAAGTTTTGCTTTTACAGCAGCCTCAAAGATTGTTGTCGCTTTAGCATGAAACTCTTCTGAAAGGTTCTCACCTTCGAGTAGGGCATTAACATGCTCTGACATATCTACCTGATATGCTTCGACTGGTGATTCCTCTGTCTCTTCTTCTAGTGCTTCTTCTTCGACACCAAACTCAAAGTTCTCGTCGATAGCAGCAAGAATTTCTTCCTCTGAAAGACCGGCTTCAATACCTTCGTTAATGAAGTCTTCGAGTTCCTCAGAAATCTCAATTTCTTCCTCAACGTTCTCTTCTTCCATTGAACAAGCAGCCATTTTTGATTTCTTAGCTGCTTCTTTAATTGTAGCAACACGGGCAGCAATTGCATCTTGTTCAGCAACAACTGGACGGTCATCTTCCATTTCCTCTGGTAGACCTGCAGGAGCAGATGAACCGGACTGTGGCTGAGCCTTTAATGTCTTTTTCTTTTCGCCTGCAACTGATGGTTGACCAGACTTTGATGTGTCCTTGCCAACGTCAGCAGCGGCAGCAGCACCAAGATTGCCTGATGGCAATGATGTTGGTGTCTGACCACCAAGGTCATGTTGTGCACCTAAAAAGAAGAGGAGTCTGGAGCACCAGCACCATTCTCTGCACGTTTCTTTTCTTCTTTATACTTTGAACCTGGATGTAATGTCTTAGCATTGCCTGTTGAAGCGGTAGATGGATCGACAGGATTTGGATTAGAAACACCACCTTTACCCACTGATGGGTAATTGATGCCATAACCTTCCTGAAGATTTTTACCTTCTAGCACAGCCTTTGCTGTTTCTGTTAATGATGCCATTTGGTAGTTACTCCTTTTTTACCTTATATATTTAGTTATTTATAATTTTGAAATATAATTTTCAAAAATTCTTAGAGCCACGGACTCGATTTCGTGCTTGGATGCTTCTTTAATAAGTTTCTTAGCATAATCATTATTCTGCTGTGTCCACTTACCATTAAGAAATACCCATTCAACTCCTTCCATAATACCTCGCACAAATGCGTCAGGCGCACTAGGATCAGCCACAACATCTGCTGCCGTTGCTAACTTATAGTCGTCTTGGACTTGTTGATAACCGTTATGTGCCCTTAGAGACCCTACGCCTCTTGTTGACACACCAAGACTTGCACCACCGTCTAATAGACTCTTAACTATTTTACCGTTAGGAGTATCCAATATTTTTGCTTTACCAATAAAGTTTGTTCCGTCTGCCTTCAATGATGTTATCATATGAGACACACGATCTAGGTTAATTTGAGGATTCTCAGGATGACCTAGTTCACCAAATGCTCGGTTCTTAGAAACATATTCACGGTTGTATCTGTCTGCTTCTTTTGAAAGCACATTCATAGGATATACACGACCGTTACGGTTCTGTTTTTCGGCCTGCATAAAGATACCTGTGATAAAGTGGTTTGTACCACCTTTACCATCGGACTCTACCAGGTATTGAATGTCTTGAATATCTTCTCTAATAAGTTTCATTTCTTACCTATTTAGTTATATTTATTCTTCTAAGTTACTGTAACTGGCAATTTCGCCAGCAACACGACCAACAGCACCAGGAATTTTCTTTGAAAGATATTTTGTAGCACCAACTACTGCTCCTCCTGGAGGATGTGCAGCAGCAATTGCATCTGCTTTTTTACGATTACGACCTGTTGGTGTATCTTCATAATCTGATTTTGGTGCTTGTGTGTCGTGCATATCTTTAGGAAATTGAGAAGGTGATTCTTTTCCTTTAAATGCTTTATATTTACCATAAAGTCCACCTAAAGCGGCACCTGTTTTTAATCCTGCTCTATAAAATTTACCAATTTTTGTTGGTGATAATCCTGCCTCGTCAAGAGTTTCTTCTGAAACTTTCTTTTTCCGTTTTATTGGTGGTAAAGGTTTGTCTCTAGGATCACCAAGAACTTTATGTGCAGGTTGTGGATTTAATCCTCTTGCCTTCATATCTTTTATTGCTTGGTCTATTGTTCTACCACCCATGGCTTCAGCCTGCATCATCTTTTTCTTTTCGCAGAGTTTCTTTTCCATAATCTCAGCAACTTGTTCCTCAAATGATTGAGAAGCAGATAATAGGTCTCCGGCGAGGATGCTTTCTACTAGATTACTCATTAGGAATATGCTCCTGCATTAAATGCTGCTGGATCTTTTGTCTGTCCTTGATCATAATCACGGCCGTCTTTTTTAAGTGCTACAAAAACTGTCCAAGCATCTGTTGCACCGGCGGTACTTGTGAACACAATATCACCTGTGCAGTTTGACGGATCAGGAATTTCTATAATACCTGGTGAGGCACCAACATTAAAGTTATAATCGAATGATCCGGAACCAAATGATACAATAGATGTATTTGTATTGCCACCCCATCTTAAAGTAACGTTGTTACTATAACCCATTTGACCATGACCCCAAATGCGTTTAATAGCAATTCTATTAAGTCTTTTTGGATTTGTTTTACTAACCTGACCTGTAGCATTAATAGCATATGCTAAATTGGCTGCCACAACAAGAGATACATTAGCATCATTTCCACCAGATCCTACAATTTTAATGACTGATTCACGGTTATTATCTACTAATGTTTGTGTTGTAATTACTGTTGCCATTGTTATTTCCTAACTACGAAATTTAATAATTTCTTGAAGGATTCTAGGTCTTCATTTAACATACCCTCGACAATCTTTTTGTTTTTGGTGTTGACCGAATCATAAACTTCAAGTATTCTTTTTGCCATACCTGTATTTAGTTTAATTGTTCTTCCATTTATTGTAATATCTTTTTCAGCAATATCTTCTGTTACCATTTTACGAAGATCAATCATCTTATTTTCTTTAATTTGCTTTTGTTGTGGTGTTGTTACCGATTTGGATTGTGCAAGATCAGCACTTTTTAATCTTGATGCTGTCACTGGATCTGAGGAATCTTTCCAAGAACTTTTTGACTTTTTACCAGGCTTATCACGCATAAGTTGTGTGGATGCTTGTTGTGATTGTGCAACACTTTTGTTGGCAGTGCCTTTAATTGCATCTGTAATGCCACTGATAGCAGTACCGGCTAAAGATGCAATCAATGGCCAAAATTCATCCAACTTTTCTTGTCTTTTTTCTTCAAGTCTCTTTTTAAAACTTTCTTTGACAGATTGCTCTTTGGACTTTTCCAAACCAGCTTTAGCACCTTTATAAGCACCTCTAGCACCACCAATAGCAGCACCAATTACTGTTCCAGGACCTGGAGCAACTACGTTACCAATAGCAGCACCTCTTACAACTCCGTGAGCAGCACCTTTAAGACCACCTTTAACAGCATCCCATTTAGCACCTTCTGATAAATCTAGTTCTTCTATTGTATCATATACAGATGACTCCGAAAGATTTAAATTTCCATCAGGACCGAAAGGTACAGAAAGATACTTATCGACCATTTTGGAATAATATAAAGCCACAACCTGGTCGTTTGGAAAAAGTCTGTATGATACTCTTCTAAACAATAACATAGCAGGCATTCTACTAGGAGCAGGAACGTCTGATCTAGTTAGTGATTTAGATTTGGACTCAAGCACAATCTCCTCAAAACCTTCGGTTTGAGGTACATATCTATCTTCATAATTTTCACGGAGTTGCTTGAGTGTTTTCATAATCTATCCTTTACTGTGCAAAGTAGGATGCAGCAATTTCTTTCTTGCGTTCTTCCAACTTTTCCATTGCTTTTTCTTGTAGAGCAACCATAAGATTTTCTTTCATATCTGTTAGGTTATTCTCAAGGATATTTTCAATGGCCTCATTGATAAGAGTTTTGTGTTCCATTTTAGTTTCCTCGTGTATTGTGTGTGTTGTACCTGTAGCACCTTTGTAAGTGCTTGCTTCTAATTCTCTATCCGGTGTATTTATGCCTTCTTCAACATCTGTCAATTTCTTAACAGCAGTTGTAATACCTTTTTGGCGTTTACCCCAGGTCTTAATGTCTGCCTTAGAACCTTCCAAAGATTTCTTGCGTGAAGCAGAAGCCTTCTTTACATATGAACCAAGTGTTTCTGCCTTTAGTTCATCAATTTGTTCTTCAGCAACCTGCTTTGCTCTCTTTGTTGCTGTAGCATACAATACTTCTTTAGCACGTTCACCATAACGCTTTTTCATTCCAGGAAGACCTTTCTTCATGGACATTACAATCTCTTCTTTCTTTTTGGTCTCGGCAGGAGTTAAATGCTTTTCATTAATACCACGTTCTGCGGTCTGTGGGTATTTGTTTTCCTCTTCGCAGTTCCACTTACGTAATGAGAGTGCCTTGCGAGTTGGTCTACCTTTTTCATCTTTCATAGGGCCTTTCATTCCACCCATACGGGCACAGAATGACTTACGGCGCTTTGCTGGTTTGCTATCTGGATCCAACTTTGATGGTTTAGTTGTAACAGCCATAGAAAGTTTAGAACCAGGATGCTCTCTACGATATGAAGCAATACCTTTGCGGTTAAGACCACCTTCTGGATCTTTACCAGCACTACGTTGCCATGCAGCGGATTCGTATGTCGGCCTTTCTGTATATCTCTCAGTAGGACCTTGTTCCTCTACTGGCACACAGTTAGGAACTTCTTTGCCATTTTTCTTTTTCATGCCGTAGGCCTTATAACCTTTCCAGCAAGGGTTGCCCATTTTCTTTTCTTCCATCATGGCTTTTACTGCTCTCCCTATGTGTTGTGACACAGACTTAAACTGTTGAGATATCTGATTTCCGAAAGCATTACGTTGAATACCTGGTTTAGGTATTTGTGTAACTGGTGATACACCGGTTTGCACCTTTTTCATTTCTCTTTTTTTAGTTTCAGGTGTTCTAATTTCCCTATACTGGGATAACAACTTTTTTACTTTAACAGGACTTACTTTAGAAGCCTCATCAGATGCTTCGGAATTTGCCACTGGATGTTGAGGTTCTTTTGTCATCTCAACTTTTTCACCTTTAGGTTGTTTCAAAGAACCTAATTTGGCATTTGCCTGCATTGAATTAAAAGGACCATGTGTAGCCCTATGTTCAACTGTTAATATATGTCTACCTTGATCATCAAATATATGTGATGATGTTCCTTTTGAAACTGCCGCAAATCTTTTGGATTTGCTCAATGCCTGAGCATGATCCAAATCATGAACTGGTTTAGCATATCCTTTTTCACCATTAACATAATCATAAGGTACATCAGTATCATGATTAAGTTTCATTAAATGACGCAAATGTTCTATTTGTTTTTCGGTAGATGCAGCATTAAAAGATTCAGTATGATGACCAATAACTCTTTGTTGTGCGGCCCTATAAGCATCAAGAACTTCTTTTTGGCCTTGTTTAGTCTTAAGCTCTGCCTTAGACATACCTTTAAGGCCTGCTTTTTCTAAAGCCTCGTTCCAAATGTCTGCTGTTTGATGACCAATACCAGTTCCTTTACCATGTGAAGAAAACTGAGCATGTGAATTATTACCTAAGGTGCCTTGTGTTTTCTTTAGTGATGCACCATGTAATCTTGAACCAGGTCCTTTTCCAATTCTAACCACCATGTCATGTGGATTGTCTCTCTGTGAGACTTCTCTACCTATTAGGTGTCCAATACCTTTATTAGTATGGTGAACTTCAGATATATCTTTTACATCAACTCCATGATTTTCTTTAAGACTTTTTATGTAAGCATTAACAGAACTTTCAGCAGCCTTCAATGCCGAGTCTCTGACCGAAGGAGGTAATTTTTTGATATCTTCTGCCTGCTTTTGACGTAATTCATTAATTTTAGATTGATATTCTCTGCTTCTATTACCTTTAGAACCTGATTTCTCATGCATTGCTAAAACGGTAGCACGTTCATAAACTCTACCCATCACTTCATTATGACTAGAACCACCTTCTTTTTTAACAGGTTTCTTAGATACAGTTTTTTTAGCAACCGCTTCTTTAAGGTTCTTTTTCATTGCATCTTTAGCAAGATCATAACCTTTTTTACCGTAATGTGCCGCACTTGCTGCCCATCCTGCTGCACCTGGTAATGCTGTTGCAGCACGAACCATATCACTTTGAGGATTTGGTTTATGCTGACTTACGGCATCTGCCATGGTATACATATTGGCGGCAGTCATACCTGCCATGGCCACTTTTTTAGCTTTATCTTTTAAAGCACCTTCTTCTACTTTAGAGACCTTTCTTGATGACCCTGTAGGATCTCCAATGATAGGTATTTCTCTTTCAGGTCCGGCAGATATACCTTCTTTCATTACACTATTGTTGGCAGTTCTTATTGAAGTAGGATTAAAGTGATTATAACCTAATGCTCTATTATGATAATTCAGATGTGATCTCTGTATCATCATTAGTTTATCTTCATTCTCTGTTGTATAAGCATCAGAATTAGTATTAACATATTTACCAACATAATCTGTACCAGCGGCAGGGTCACCAGAAACGGCACCCAAACCTCTTACGTGTCCGTGTCCAGAAGATGTAACTGCTTCTCTTATATCTTTGAGTCTCTTAGTCATATGGCTTCAATACACCATTTAAGTTGATATGAGTAATTTGACCTTGGTTATTAGAATACTTTCCGGATCCAATGTATGTCAAACCTAAATCTTTTGCTTCTTCAGAAATGGTTTTCTTTTTGGTCTTTGGTGCAGGTTTTTTGTCTTTTGAACCTGTAGATGCCTTTTTGGCAGGAGCAACCGATTTCTTAGACTTGATCTTTTCTAATTCAATCTTTTTGTCCATCATTTTGGACTCATGATCACGACCTGCTTGTTCAGGTTTAGAAATTTGTTCTTCATCATTTGCGGTTGCTTTGTCAATTTGGCTCTGAACCGCAGCTTGAGTAATTTGTTGCTGTGTTTGGAACTGCAATTGATTTTGCTGATCCTGCTGCATTTGTGCTTGCTGGTCTGCCATCTGTTGTGCTTGTTGCTGGGCCATGTATTCATTTTCGGCCTGCATTTGAGCATTGATCTCTTCCATATCTTCATCTGTTTGGTGAAGAATGTTTTTACGAATCCATTCCATGGAGTAGTATTTACCAACAAAAGGATCGGCGGCAGTTAGCAACTGTATTCTGTTAGTCATTAACTCTGCTTCTTTTAGTTCCTCAAAGTTATTGTCTTTCTTATAATCATACCATATATCTTCTTTGAACTCTTTCCATTCTTCTTCGGTACAGACCTTTTTAAGAACAAGTTGGAGTCTTAGCATATCATCAAAAAGAATAGAAAACTTATTTCTTAATCTTTGAATGAACTTGGTAAACTTGATTTCATCACGGGTGATTTCTGTGGTACGACCTAATGAGAACCCTGCTTGTGGTTCTAGACGACCAATAGGAACATTAAGTGATTTATAAAGTTTTGACTGGAAGTATTTAACATCTTCCAACTCACCAAGGTTACGGGCACCTTCAAGTGTAGAGATTTCTGTACCTTTAGAACCTTCACGGCGTGGTAACCAAAAGTCTTCCAACATGGATAGATGTTTACGGTCGTCTTTGATTTCACCAGTATTGGAATCATAGACCAACTTGTTACGGTATTTGACCATAATATCACGGACATATTGCTCGGCCTTGACAGTTGGCATATTACCTACGTCAATGTAGAACACACGACGTTCCGGTGCTCTGGAGAGGCGATAAATGACGGTTGCATCTTCAACCATTCTTAGATTGTTATATGGCTTGATTGCTTTATGTAAATAGGAAAGGACCATTGTTTGTTTAGGGTCCATAATACCGGAATTGACATTGATGATGGAGTCTGGTGCAATCTTAGAACCAAGGTTGGTACCAGAACCAATCATACCTTTTTCATTGTAAAGGTAATACTCTACTTGTCTACGGATAAGGTCAACACCTGTATTCGGATCACGCATCTTTTGAATTTCTCGGATCTTACGAATACGGCGTGGGTCAATATACTTGACCTCTTGAACACCTAAAGACGGATCTTCATCGTTGATAACAACATGATAGAATAAACGACCGTCTATATACCATCTTCTAAAAATATCGTGTCCCATATTACCAAAGTTAAGGAACTTTAGAACAAGGTCAAACTCCATTTCAATACGTTTCTTGATGTTGTTGGGAACTTTCAAATCATCAAGATTGATTTCTACAGATTTACCGGAATCTTCAATAACGATTGCCTCATTGACAATCTCATCCAATGCTGATTCCAATTCTGGTTGTATAGCAAGTTCACGGTATTTGGTAATTAACTGAGTTTCGTTACGAAAGGTACCATCAAGATCAACATAGGTGCCGTAGTAACCAGCACCAGCAACAGTAATCGCACCATCATCATTCTGTGGTAACGTAAATGATTTTTGATTTGCTGTTTGATCCTGACCTTCAAGTTCTTTCTTATTATTACCAATTTCAAAGCCAAAAAGTTTCAATATAATATCCTTTTTTTATAAGGGTCCACGGAGGCGAACCTCCGTGGAATGTGTAATATTTATGAAAGATTAACCGAAGTCTGTGGTTGGTATATTTGAACCGGTTGATAGTGTTGATGGAGATTCCCACCATTGGTATTCAAACTGAACGCCAAACTCTTCAACCGCATCACCTGATGCCCAATCAAGATCAATTGGATCAATTCCTATTGGAAAACATCCAACCATTTTATATGATTTAACAGGGTCACCACTTTTACCATACTGAATGACTGTTGCATCAGACTGATAAGCAAGTGGTGGGTTAAATGTTGGAACACGCAAGTTACTAACATGTGAATTAATTGCACTCATCCAAATTTCAAGGTTATTTCTAACATTGAATGTTTCATCATTGATGACAGTGATAGACCATGTTGGAAATGATCTTGTACCGGCAACTTTAATTGTTCTTCCAAAATATGGAATTTCAATTGATGAAATGCTATCACCTGGTAGTGATGCCGCTCTACATTTGAAACTTAGATCAGCGGTGGCGGTCGTAAGACCGGTACCGATACCTCCAAAGATTCCTGTTGGAAACGGAAGAATCACCTCAAATAGACTGGCTCTTGCTCCGTCATTTACTAGTGATGCTCTAAATTGTGATACATTAAATGCCATTTGCCTTTTCTCCTTTAGGTCCTATTTATTAGAATTTTCCGACAACTTCGGAGAAAGCAACACCCGTTCTAACAGCAATAAAGTTTAGCTGAATAAAGTTGATAGAACGAGCTGGTTTAATGTAAATGTCTCCGACAAATAAATTTTGATCAATAATATCAGGTGTATTGTTTGTTTCGTCACAGACTACTTTAAAGTCATAGATACCTCTTCTACCTTTAATATCACGTAAGAAAGGTTCAACCAAGGCAACAAAATTTGCTCTTGTATATTCATCATTGAACTCAAATAATGAGTATGTAGATGCTTTAGAAATTGCCTTTTCAAGGACAATGAACAGACGACGAACATTAATACGATCAAATGCTGATGGTTTATCTGTTAGTGTCTTATCACCCCAAAGAACTGTACCAATACCTTTAACCTGAATTACTGGGTTAATATTGTTTTGGTATAAAGTATCTCTATCTACTTTAGAAGGATTCCAAGCAAGTTGTGTAACATTTAGAACTTTACCACGATTTAGACCTGCTGGTGACCACCAGGCATCATTGGTTAAATCTGTTCTAGCACACAATCCAGCAATGTCAGCATTAAGTGGTAACCAACGATAAACGTCATTATACTTATCGTATTGTTTTTTCCAACCAGAATCCATAAAGGCATAAGAACTAAATGTACCTAGACCTGTACCTACATATGGTATTCCTGCTCCCATTAGGTTAAACGAATTGACCCAATTAATTATACTATCAGTTTCACTTCCAGTATTATTAACAACTGTTTCCATTGGAGGAGACAAGAACACAACACAGTCCTTACGGCCAACTGGTGTGATGATACCATATTCTGCCGAATCAGTAACATTTCCACCGTCAACAATACTATCAATGATATATGATGTAACATTTGCATTGTGAGCACCGGTGATAATTAATGAAATGTCGGTTTCGTCTCTATTTCTAAATTGATCATATCCTTTTATAATATCACCATCAGTAGGCTGCTGATCTTGACCTCCTTTAAGAGTTGATGTATACCACCATTCAGGATTACCAATAGTAGATTTTTTCTTAGCTGCTGCTGTAATTGTATTAACTGTACCATCAGGTAATGTTTCTGTAATAGCAGGAACAGACAGTGTTGTTAAATCAGGGGCAGGAAATGGTAAAATATTTTGTTTAAATTGTTTTGGTGAAAGCAAAGAAATTTGTTCAGCAGTTAAACCCCAATTACATGATGGATCAATTGCCTGAGTTGGCATTGTTTGCACAGCATTTACATATGTATTCTGAGAATTATTCAAAGGATAGATATACTTTGATTGTGCTGTGAGAACATCCACCCAATAGTTTGATGAACCATCGGCATTTTTAGCATCGGATGCTTTTGACATATAAGCAAATTTTTCAAGAACCTGACCTTTTGTTCCTGTAAATTTACCAAGTGTATCAATAACGATAAGATGCATCTCATCATATGAAGATGTTTTTGTTATTTGCTTAACATATTCAGATGTTGTAGGAACACCTGGGAATTGATCAGCATATGGCCAAGATTGCCAAATTTCGTTATTTGCTACGGATTGTGAAGTGGCCGGAAACAATGATACTTTTAATCCAGTACCTTTATAACCAGGATAACGAGCAGCAAACATACCAAAATTGTTTGCATATCCTACGTTATTACCAATACCAAGATTCACATTTGCTTCGTATGAATTTTCATTTGGTATCATAACAGCAGCATTTGATCCGTCTGTAGCATTTAATGCGGTGTTAGCTACAACACGAATTAACTGTAGATTTTGACCATATTGTAGAAAGTTTGCAGCAGCCCAGAATGATTGAATTTGTAATGTTCTTGCAATGTTTGATGAAGGTGCACCAAAAAGACTAACCAATTGATCTTCACTTTGAACAGTGATAATCTCATTAAGTGGACCCCAATCAAACTCGCCAACAAATGCACCTACTGACATGCTTGGTGATGGAACAACGGTTGTTAAATCTATTTCCGTCCAATTCACACCAGGGGAAAGTTGATATGCCATTTTTAACTCCTTTTATAGGTTGGAATGGTGTATGATATCCATTTCAATATATTTAGTGTTTTGATGTTTTTGGGATTACAATCTCGGATCCCATTTATCATCATAGTATAGTTCTTTTTTATCAGATCCATACCACAGGTCACCTTTATCATCTTTCTCCACTATTTCATCTAATCCATTATCAATAAAACCAAAAGGTACATTCTGGACATCTTCCAGATAAGCAATCTCTTTCTGTAGAACATACCTTATATCGTTTGAAACTGTTTCTTTGAATAACTTTTGTGCGGTTAACCAACCAAAATGAACCAATGTCATAGCAAGGTCATCATTTGATCCTTCTTCGGCCATAAAGGTTTTCTTATTGGCAGAGAATGAAAACAACTCTGTTATGGTATCTTCATCATTCAATATAAGTTTATCATTCTCAACTAAGGTCTTTAGGTTAGCGCAACCAATCATCTTAGATTGTGGTGTTATTCTAAGACCAAAGGCCAGTTTGTTTTTACCGGCAGCAAAACCACCGGATGCCTGTGTTCCTTGTTTACCTTTGACTTGAAACTTTAAAAGGTTTTCATATTCTAACTCGAAGTGTAGAATGTCTGCTACCTGTAAACCGATAGAGTTGATTTCCACAAGGACAAATGCTTCGTTATATTTCATAGCAGCCGAGTAAATGACTGCTGGTAAAAGCATTGGACTAATCTCGTTATTACGGTATTTAGCAACCTGACGATATGGTATCTCTGTAACATCAAAGATGGAGAATGTAGAGTAATCCAGACCTTGACCTTCAGACACATCGGCGCATAAAACATAGGTGTGTTTATGGATTGGTTCCTCAAAGATATCCATACACTCATTTCTAGCAATTGGTTCTTTCCAATGTAATGCTGCTAGTTTAGAACCATTAATAAGTGTATTGGATGAACCTAAGAACTCACATCCAAACTCTTGGTCAAACTGCCTTTGGCTGGTATTTCTAATAGTTTCTTCCGCCCAGGCCTGGTCACGCCCGGGTACCATAGACCAGTGGATCTCAATAGGAATGTAGGTGCTGGTTTTATCTACAGCTTTTGTCCATAACTTATAAAACAGATTCATACCGTTTGGTGTAGAAACGATAACGACCTTAGATGTTTTACCAGAAGAAATGGTAGGATATGTTGAGTTAAAGAACTCTTCAGCAATGTTATTTGGAACGAACGCAAACTCATCCAGAAAGATTAGGTTGAACGAGAAACCACGGACAGATGAACCAGAGGTGGAATCTGCCAGCACCCTCGACCCGTTGGCCAAATAGATAGAACCTTTGTTCCACTCTTTGATGCCTTGTTTAAGAAACATAGGCAGATACTCAAATGCTAGTTTCAGTTTACCTAATAGTTCACGGGCGGTAGGTGCACGGTTTGCAAGTATCGCCACCACAAAGTTTTCATTAAACAATACCTGATGTAAAATATATGCCACCGATGTGGTTGACTTACCGACCTGTCGTGGTAACTTACAGATAGAAAAACGGTTGGCATTGAATGTTTTTAACATCTTCTCTTGGAAGTCCCACATATCAAATGGAATCAAACCACGGTCAACGTTAATGATACGAATATAGGTACGAGCAAAGTAAACCGGATCTTCCGCACATTTTACATATTCATCAAGTTCTTTTTGTGTGAAAGAGTGTCGGTACTGTTCGTTTGGGAGATTTGGATTTGACTGATAACTAAACGGTAGTCTGGCCATTTTTATACCTACAGTTGTCGAAGTGCCATCTTTTCGATGGTCCCGCTTTTGCTACTTTTCCACAATGAGGACAAGTAAAAACAGGCCTCAAATGATTAGCAATAGACATATTTTTTCTTGCTTCTTCCGAGAACTGTTTACCTTTCCAAAAACCGGTTTTACCCATATGAGATTGTGACATTTTATATTTAGATTCTTCACTATGTTTTCTACCAATCCAAATATTAGGTCTATTCTTTGCTCTTTCACTCATAATCTTTTTAGATTCTTCACTATGTTTCTGTCCTGTGAAAGAACCTAATATTTTATCGTTATAAACGTGGTTATCTTCTATATCCAAGATAGATACATTGGTTTCAATACCAAGTGCTTCGGCGAGAGGACAATAAATAGTCATAAGCTGATACCTCCGATAAGGTGTTAGAGTAGGCAGGTTCCCCAACCGTGGCCTACACCTCTATTTATCCTTCTATAGTTTTCTGTTCCTCTTCCTGTTTTTTCTTTAATGCTGTCAATAACTCAGCAGTAGATCCTACAAATACTGCCTGTTCCACATTAATGTGGTCAGAACCTTTTTTACGAGGATCGGTTGCAGGATCAGGCTCTTTTAGATCCCGTTTCATTTTCTGTAGGTTATATAGGTCCTTAGATGTTTCTCCAACCGTTTTTATCAGGTTAGCAACAACCTCAAACCCTCTGGCGGACTCATTCTGTCTGGCGATAGTGGAAATATCTTCTAAGGCATCGTTGCCTTTTTCTATGAGATTACGAAGAGTGTTACGGACAAGGCGATAATCTTCGTCTTGATCTTCTTGTTCAACCACTGGTTCATAAACAACAACTTCTTTAGGTTCAGTTTTAACCACCTCTACATTGTGATCAATGCCGAGGGAATCAGATAGTTTCTTTGTCATAATAACACTCACTAAGCAATTTTTAAATAAACACCATATACAGAACCGACTGAGGTATTTACAGAAATAATATTATTATTAGGGCCCAATTCATATCCAATTGCCATACTTCTAAAATACCCCGGCTCATTATGAAATGATGCAGTAGTATTCGCAATGGTTATAATGGCATTTACTTGACCATTAACCTGATTAACCATAGCAAGTTGTATTTCTGGTGCATTGATATTGGCGGAAAATGATGTATTTCCTAAACTGTTATTAGCAACAAACTCCGCAACATGTCTAAATTTTCCCAAAGCACCTCTTATACCTACACAGGTACAATTACCACCACCTGAAACATATACATTGGCCGAGGATTCATATCCTCTCCTCTTATATATTAGCAATCGTCCACCAGAACTTCCATCAACTGCTGTAGTTGAGTTGGAATATAAAACTGTCCAGCTGCTATCAACTTTAGGAACGGTCATATTTGATGCTGTTATGTATGCAATGATTAGATCACCAACTTTACTTGTAGGATAATTAAAGGTTAAGTTATTAGTGAATGACGCAGCGGTCATTGAATAACCTAAAAAGCTTTCATTTTTTCCTAAACCAAGTAAAGGTTGCATTGTCATTAGTAAAGACCTGCTCCAGAAATGATGAATGTATTAGCACCTATACAAATAATAGTAGCAAGTCCATATCCACTCAAATAACGATTACCGGTTTGTGATGTTCCTGTAAACAACAAAGAAACACCACTGTTTTGTGTCACAGTCAGGACATTTGTTGTATTGTTGAACACCGAGAAGGTATTACCAGCATAGAATATAGTATTAGGAATAAACACATTGGCATTGTTACTTGAAATAATGACCATTTTACCAGCATCACTAAGAGCAAACGACACATTAGGAACCTGGTTATTGATAACAATGTTTCTAAGGTCACCTTTATTGTCAGAGATGCCGTAAGAAGTTGTTAAGTTACCAGCAAATGTTCCGTCTGTATTCTGGAAAGAACTATTAGCATAAGCAAAGGCCGCAGCGGTATTGACAATAACACCATTTATTCCTGAACTAACAGTGTTGGCAAGAGTAAAGGCAGCATTGCCTGAGTTATAGGCAGCATTAGTTGTAGCAAACAAAAGGTTTGCTGTTACTGAAATAGAATGTGCATAAGAATTAATAGTATTTGCATAAGTATAAATTGTGTTTGTTCTATCATAAGCAGTATTGGCCTGATCATATGAGAACCCAGGATAACCTGCTTGGAGTGAAATAGAATTAGCCAAATCAAATGCCGCAATAACCGTTGCATTTACTACATTAGCAAGAGCAAAGGCAGAATTGGTATTTTGTGCTACTCCATATGCATAAGTATTAACGGTATTGGCCTGGTCATATGCAGCATTAGAGTTAAGATATGCCAAATTGGCTTGACTATATGAACCATTACCTACCAGGTAATAAGAAACTGAGTTTGAATAAGCATCGTTTGCAACATTAAATGCCGCATTGGCATGGTCAAATCCTTCAGTAAACACAGTTAATGCCAAAGCATTAATGTCCAAAGTTCCTATGAAATCATTAACGGTATTGACAGCATAACCTGACATATCAAGTGCCAATTGGTCATTGGCAGCAATCTGATAAAGAACAGTGTTGAATGTATTAACTGTATTAGCAAATCCAAATGCAATGTTATAAACAGAATTGGCATCAATCTGCCAAAGGATTGTATTGACATAATTAGCCAAAGCATTTGCCTGATATGCAACACTATTTCCTTGTTGTGCAACCAGATTTACACTATTGGCAAAATCAGAAATGGCATTGACCTGTGTGCTTAGAATGATAGAGTAATCATTCAAAGTATTAGCAAGTTGATAAGCACCGATGGCAGTATTAGGATATCTAAACTCTAGAACAAATCCTGCAACACTGTTGGCAAGATCATAAACTGTAACTAAAGTGTTTGATAAATTGGAAACATTAGATGTCGGACTAGATTGTTCAAGATATGAAATTCTACTTTCTAGTACGGAAGCATAAACATTAACGGTGTTGGCATAAGTGAAAGAAGCATTTGTATTAGTAGAAACACCATATATAAAAGTATTTAATGTGTTAGCATAATCATATGCTGCATTGGCTGTAAAGTATGAAGAATTGATCTCATTGAATCTATCATAATACAAACCACCAATAACATTGGCATAATTGAAAGAAAGATTGGCAATAATAAATGCAGAATTTGTGGTATCAAAACAAGCGTTTGCCAAATCTGAAGTCAAGTTTGCTTTATCAGTTATAGAACCGGAAGCAATAGACTGCATGTAGTTATTAACATTATTTGCAAGTTCATATGCTGATGCCGTATTTGCTGCTGTACCGTAAGCTATAGATATAGCAACGTTTGCTTGGTCAAAAGCAGCAGTAGTATTAGCATTAACAATATCAGCATATGTAAAAGCATTATTTGCTTTATCAAAAGCCGCATTGGTGCTAGCATATATTCCTAATCCATATTCCACATTAAGAGTATTGGCAAGAGCAAATGCAGCAGATAAATTTTGTGACAGTCCATAAGTAAAGTTGTTTACCGAATTGGCAAAGTTGTATGCTGAACTAAGCCTGGAATCGTTATAGTATGCAAAAGAATTGATGGCATTGGCAAAGTTATAAGAGGCATTTGCAACACCAAAAACACCAACAACTGAGTTATTAGAATAGTCAAAAGCAGCATTGGCGACACGACTAATACTATTGGCAAAGTTATAGATACCATTAGAGAATCCGTAATAACCTGCAATCAATGCATCATTGGAATATACGTGGTTATTAACAGTATTGGCAAAGTTATAGGATGCTATGGTTTTAGCATCAATTGATTGTGCATACGATTGAAGTGAATAAGCAAATGAGTTAACGGCATTAGCTTCATCAAAAGCTGCCGCAGCTACCGTAGGAGTAAGTGTGACTGTCCTTAATTGATTATTGACACTATTGGCAATTAAAAATGCTGTAACAGCCGTTGTCTGCACATTATTGGCAAGATCAAATGCCGCATTGGCTGTATTAAAGGCCGCATTAGAATTTAGAAAGGCGTCAGACATCTACTTATTTCTTTCTCGTTGCTTTCGGTTTATTGATTTGTTTCTTGAGGTCGTCAACTTCTTGCATGAGACCTTTAATTGCTTCAACCAAAACAGGAATTAGTTTTTCTGTTCTAACTGTTAGATATGGATCATCTGGATTGTAATTGATATCTTCCTTAGGAATTAGAACACCATCTTTCTCATCAGCATACTGCATCATTTGAATGGCAGCTGCCTGAGGTAACACATCCTTTATCTCTTGTGCAATTAGTCCTACCTCTACAGAATCGGATCCGTCAGGACTACTCAACATCTTTTTACCAAGATCATTCCATTCAAATCTATAACCATTAATGTTATTGATAATATCACGCCAGTCATCAATCTTCTTGATATTCTTTTTAAGGCGTTTATCAGACCAGTAGGCGGTTATGTTACCGTTGGTATAGAAATCACCACCACCAACAAATATTGATCTAGTAACACCGTCATTACCTGTACCAAGTCTTAGATACCACTGACCTGTGGTGCCACCTTGAAGATAAGTA